ATAGTCATGCCAACGATAGAACAAAGCGATAATGCACTTGGGTTTGTGCGCGATCAATATGGTGTTCCCGCAGAGAAAGGTCGCCGTGTGGCGTTCACATTTAAGGGGCGACACATGGGAACTATTATCGGCGGTTTGGCTGGAAAAATCCGCGTAAAGATCGACGGCAAAGCCCACGCCGAACTTTATCACCCGACGTGGGAAATTGAATACTTGCCCGATTGTGTGCCAGTGCAACTCCAACGCTATGAGTGTTGGACGGTAAGCGCCCCCGATCTGCGAGAAATTTACGAGGGCGAAACCAGAGGCAAGGCAAAGCAAGCGTGCTATTTCGACATAGACGATGCGGGTTGGCCTGTAAAGTTCACAGACATACGCGCCCGCCGAATCTAACTATTTAAAACGCCCACAATAACGAGAGGTGCCAACATGTATTACGAGGAAAAAGTGATTGACGGAGTGTTGCACTGTCGCTCACGACCAGACGGCGAATGGCGAGAACTTTCGGCTAAAGAGATAACCGCAAAGCTGATGACCGAGCGAAAAATATCAGCGTCGCTTAGGCAGGATGTAGACGAGATGGAAAATGAATTGTCGATGGTTCAGATATAGCCATAACGCCCAATAAAAGGAGTATGCCATGAGCAACGAAACAGAACAGCGCGACCGCGTTATGGCGAAGGCAAGAGTAGTCTCGGATTGCCCGATAGGCTATTCGCCCGATCTGCGGGCCTTTGCCGCCGTCCTACTCGCACAGGAGGCAGAGCTTGAGCAGTTGCGGGAGTCGGATATACGATGCCGCGAGGCGCTGGAATCCGCAGAGCATCTGGCGCGGAAGCAGAGGACGCTGTTGGAGCGATGCGAGAGAGAGCGCCATGTCACCACCACGCTATTAGGAAGTGATATCCGCGCCCACTTAGGCGGCACTCACAAGGCAGGATGGAGCGAGGTGCTTGGCATCCTGCAAGACGGCGCCTCTGCTGAGATCACCGACGAGATCGTCGCGGAGCAGTTGAAGCACTCTGCGTTTGCCCATGCCGACTCTGCCGCGCCCTCTGAGATCGCCAATGAGATCATGGCAGAGAAGCAATCCACCACAATCGCTGATCGGGAGTTTGTGCAAGACGGCAACGATCTATTGTTCGGTGATCTGGCGATACGTCATTTGCGCCAGCGCATAGCCGAGTTGGAGGCAGAGTGCGGCCATCTAAAAGAGCTAAGTGATAGCAGGTATGCTGACGTGTTAGAACTGCGGGACCGCAACAAAAAACAGAGGGCAGAAGCGGATAAGATGTTGGCGATCATCGGCGGCGCAAACAAGACGGGATCAATGAGTATTCGAAGTGACGACAACGCCGAGCGCATAGAGCAGTGGTCTGCCGAGATCGCCCAACAGATCGGGGCTAATGTGGCGGCGATAGCGGAGTTGCGGCAAGAACATGCTGACCTTGCGACATGGCAATTCAAGGCGGCAAGTGAGAAGGGCGATCAAGACAGGCTCATAGAGAAGATGCAAGGGCAGATCGACTCGCTCGCCGCCCGTTGCCGACTCTTAGAGAACGAGGATCAGAACCAGCACGACTCGCTCGTGGATCACGGTCATGCGATAAACCAGCATCGAGAGCAGATCAACGCACTGGAAGGGAAGGTTGAGCGGCAGACACAAACAGGCAAAGCGGCGTGGATGATGGAGCAAGCGGAGAAGATCGACGCGCTGACGGAGCGCACGGAGAAGATCGTGCAAGCGGTGCTGGCGAGTCATACGCGATACTGCTGGAATAACGATGATACCCCCCACTGGAAGCTGAGGGAGATGGAAACAGAGGCGATGGGCAAACTGCGCGAGACGAAAGGCGGTGAGTGATGGCTAAACTGACGCGCTATGTGCGGGACGAACTATACCGCAACGATGAGGTTTACCGTGCCGATGAAGTGGATGCAGAGATCAACAATATCGCCCTGCAATACGAGATAGCACAGTGCAAACTACAACGCGACCTCGACGCGGCCCAGACGGCGTTGCTGGATGCAGAGAGCGAAATGGCAGGGTGTTATGATTATGACCAATCCGTGTGGGATGAATGGAAACAGCGCCACGCACAAGCACTTGACGAGGCGAGAAAGGACGATGACGGTGAGTGAGTTTATTCTCGGTGAGAGCGACTTACAGTTGACCGTGGACGTGCCACCCGTTGTTATACTAAAGGATGCGCTCACGTTCTCGCACGGCGAGATGGTTTTAGCCGCCGCCGATGCTGAATATGATCTATCTACGGTGCGGCCCGATCTGCACGAGATGGCCGTGTCTATCATCTTGCAGTCAAGGCGCAACGTGTGTCTATCAAACATATGGCGAGGAGAGAGGTGAGTGATGATACTGATTGAACTATTCCCCGCGTGGTTTGTCTACTCGGCTTTTATCTTGGGTATCCTGACGATGGGGAGCATGGTGGTAATAGTGGGTCTATTTCTCTACCATCTGCGAGTGGGAGACAAGAAGCGAGAAACCGAAGAGGCAATGCGGTATGCCGAGGAAATGGGGCCGTATCCGTGGGGCCTCTATCAATCCGATGATTGATTAGTCTTAGGAGTAATGCGGTTTACGAGGTCGGTAATCAGCTTGTTCTGGCTGTCGATCTTGTCGTTTAACCTATCCAGCTTCTCCGCTATCAACATCTGCACGTGGCCTTGTCGCTCCGTCATGACCGCTATCTCACGGTCTATATTACCTAATCTCATGTTATGGGACTCTATGGTTGACTCGGTGGTATCTAAGCGGCGATTGATCGATTGTAGAGTAGATTTTATAGCCCATCCCAAGATGCCCACAATGATCGTCATTACTAACTGTATTAGTGCGATTTGCTCTGGTGTCAACTTCATTGCCCCCCTCCGAATCCGAGCATCTGCCCGAGTGTTTGCCATGCGTCCACGATCCAACTCTTAAACTCAAACCAAGTCCACCAACCTATTGCCGACCCAAAGCCGCCAATAACAAAGAGCAACGCCAGCCCCACCTTGGGGTAATCGCCGCGCTCCAGCGCAATTCGCCGTGCCGACTCTACGGGGCCAGGAGATACAGACCCTCCCGCCATCATCCCATTGAGTCGCCCTTCGATCTCGTCTATTTTAGCGTCCTGACGAGTGTCGACCTCTTCACGCTCATCCGCTTTTTTCCAGAGGTCGCGGATCTGATTGCGGAAGGACTCAAGCGTTCCTTCCACTTTGCCGAGATCCTTCCAGATGTCCTTCCCGTCATTACTCACAACTACCTACTGACCTTGCCCCAGACCCAAGCAATCACAGGCCAGAACGCTTGCACCACATCCCGACCCTCGCGCATAAACGCTTTAAACGCATCGCCAATCTGGTCGATCTCTTGGTCGGTGAGCTGTCGGTCGGACATCGCCAGCGATACTTGCCCGTAGAGGTTCTCGCCAGCCTCCTTCGCTTCGGGAATATCCCTGACAATGGCCCTCGCTTTCGTTACGCCTCGGACTACGGATAGCCCCTTGCTGATCGCGGAGAATATCATCATCATCATTTCTTAGCCTCTGATTTCTTGCCATCCTCTTGCACAGCAGTGAGCGCCTCAATCTGGCCCTGTAGATAGCACCACTGCGGATTGGCTCCTAAGAGCTTGCTTGCTACCTCTTGCTGTTGCTTCTTTAGGTCTTCGAGTTGCTTATCCAGTTCCACAGTTGCTCTCCTTTGTTTGGCCAATCGCGGCCTCTGTCACCAACACTACGAGTATGGCGAGGTAGATCATGCGGCTTCAAGTGCCTCAATACGGAGTAATGCTTCTTGCAAGGCTACCATGCCCTTGAGATAGAGAACACTGTATTTTACGCTATACTCATCTATCTCTGGATTATGATCGACTAATCCAGGACATATGGGTAATAATTCTTGGGCTATGGCCCCCAACTGCACTCTCGCATTATCTCCATTCGCCTCAACATCAGTAATCCACTTGAATTTGCGGAAAGGAATAGCCTTTATGTCATCCCACTGAGAGTTAGCATCCATAATGTCTTGCTTTTGGCGTTGATCTGATATAGCACCATAGCTATTGGGACGCGATTGAAAACTTCCATCCGAGTATATAAACGCCTTGGTTTCTGTGGCGTCTGCACAATAGTGGAAGAACTGAGATGTATTATTAGGAGAGTGCGCCGAGTAGATGACTTGTGGCCCTGAGGCGGTCGCAGCTCCAAGGGAAAATAACCCTGCGACATCCGCAGCGGTCTGCGTGGTTTGAAACTTACCCAGGATGCTCACAACCCCCGACCCCACGACCTTGGGGTTGATGACCATGTTTGTGCCGTCGTGGTATAAGGCGCCATCGCCGTCCGTGCCGAGTATGAGCTTGACGTTATCGTTGAAGGTCTGGTCTGCGGTCCAAGTGTTCGCGGTGCCGACTGAGGCATCACCTACCGCCGTGCCGTTAAGCGTGATAGCGGTCCCGACTACGGCCAGCGTATCTGCGGACTCGTCCCACAGCATATACTTGCCTGTGGTCGCGCCGAAGAACTTGACATCGTAGCCCGTATCGTCTACGCCTACCGTGACCGTGCCCTGTGCGTTGATCTTCGCGCCTCCGACCATCTTGAGCGTGTCGGCTGACTCATCCCATAAGAGATGTGCGCCGGCCGTAGCCCCGAAGAACTGCACATCATGCCCGGTATCGTCTACGCCTACGGTGAGGTTGGCGCCATGCGTTACGAGACTGTTGAATGTGTGATTGCCCGACCAAGTATAGGTATCGGTCTGGTCTATGTTGTCGGAGTCGAGCGAGCCGTTGTTGGTGCCCGATAGGATATTATCGAACTCTGCATTGAGGTCGGCCGAGGTCAGCGTCTCGTTGAGGTTCCACGTCTTGAGTCTGGCTATATTAGCCATCGTGCGCTCCTTATGGATGTGCTACGGTCTGTGTGCCGTCCCTCGTCCGCAGGCCGTATGCTGCGGCGGCGATGGTCTATCTTCGGGTCTCGTCGGGTTGATCGGCGGCCATTCCAAAGGCACCCACGCGGCCCAATCCACGGACCAAGTTTTGCGCCCGCGGCGATTCGATGCCTTGTGTTACCAGTTTGCGCGTGGCCCGATTGACGAAGGGTGCCGACGCGGCGCCAAACGTGCCCACCGTGGCCAAAAACTGCGCCGGTCGCGTGGTAAACATCTTCACCAGATCGAAGAGCTGATTAGACTGCGCCGTTCCGGATGGGTTGGCAACCGCTTTTAGCTTGCCCTCACTGTTGCGCAAGAGAGCCGCAAAGCTAAATAGATACTCTCCCACCTCATCGCCAAAAATCGCCTTGAGCTTTTCCGGTCCACCCATGCGCTCTATCTGCGACATCATGCGTGCGCCACTGATCGCGCTAAACGTCTCGCCGGCATCGGTCTCTACAGCCTCCCGCCCTGCCTTGATCGACTTATCCCGCAATTCTTCCAATACCTGCACTTGGATCTGCCGCCATGCCGCCGGTCCACCCTGGACAGACGGTAGTCCCTCGGGGGAGGGTTGGTCTCCGATGCGTTGCCGCCAGCGGTTGACCTGCTTACTTGTAGTCGACCCACTCATAATATCGGGCACTAAGGTCTCTACCTTGTCCTCGTCGCGCAGTGCTCTGGATCGATTGATGGACGCCGTCCGAGTAGATATATCGCTCTTTGCTAAGTTGCGGGCCTTGGTCGACGCCTCTCCACCGATAGCCAGCACGTCCTCTGCTAAAGCCCCGTAAAGCCGCCCTGCCTCGGCATCCATGCCCGTCCTGCGTGCGGCACTGTCCAAGACATCCAACTGCGCCCCGACCAACTTGCGTAGGTCGTTGAGGTCTTTAAAGGTCTGTACGTTCTCCGCGCTACTCGCCCACTGCTCAATCACGCCGCGCGCCTCTTGCCCGAGGTCAAACTTGGGATTGTTAAACGCCCCTCGCTGTATGTCGCCAATCGCGCGTAAGGTGTTGGTAGGTACCAAAGCGGTATTGGACGGCACGGCGGCCTCCAACTCCCTATAGGCATTATCCACGACTACCTTGCGCGATTCTACCGCGTTGGTCATGGCGTCAATGGCCTGCTGGCCGGTGGCCTCGCGTCCGGTGGGCAACGGGCCTATTTGTGTCCTCAGCTTATCAAAGGCATCTAAGGCCGACTGCTCAAACGGCTGGCGTACATTCCGCTCAAAGGCACCCCGCGTTATCGGCGATTCACTCAAGAACTGCTCAAAACCCTGTAGCCCGGTGCTATTGGTTTGTAATGAAAAGGGTAGATTCTCGGCCAAGTTGCTGCCCAACTGTGCGTCTATCCGCTCGGCTTGTGGTGTCAGCCCTTTTCCCCTGAAGGGCGCTTTCGCCAACTTCCCGACGAAGGGCAACGCCGCCTCTAACGCCGCATCGGTGCCTGCGCGCGTCAAGACTTCTCCCACATCGCCTTGGCTCTTACCGCCCAATAGGTTCGCCGTGGTCTGCTCTAACGCGCCACCCATTAACGCCCCTGCACCGGCTCCCGCTGGTCCCGCTGTAAGACCGCCCAGCACGCCTAATGCCGTAGAAGGTATGCGCCCAACCATATCCCCAATATCGCCCACGTCGAAGCCCTCGGGGTCCACTGGGAACGTGGACCCCCCTGCGCGAAACATTGGCCTACCTTGATCTGCAAACGCATCAACGCCTTGCTCTCGGAGTATGTTTATCTCACTCGGTCCGCTATTGGCAAAGCTCGCAGCAGCACGGTCAAGAAAACCGGGTTGGGCTTGTTCGCCTGCTGCGTCCATCTCGGCAATGAGGGGGCGCAAGCCTATGAGGTCGGCCCTTTCCCACTTGGCCAATATCTCGGGCGTCGATAGGGTCCGCAGGTCGTTTTGCAGCTCTCGGGCGCGGTCAATGTCTGCCATTATTTAGAGACTCCTATGCTCTGCAATATGCTATCCAAGGTGCCCAATGCGCCTGATGGTTGCGTATCTGGTGGCGCACTATCGGGGCGGCGGGTATAGCCATATACGCTCGTCGGGGGCAGTCGGTAGGTATCCTCAAACTGGTCCATACGCAGGTTGCGCGCCTCCGCGGCCATACGTGGCGTCACCTCGATCACGCGCGCGCGGATCGCACTCATATCTTGGTCTAACTGCCTATTGACCAGATCCGCTTGGGTCTTATAGGTCTCTTCCGACAATTTTAACAGCTTGTTGCGTACCGTGTCGGTGAATTTATCACCTTCTAAGAATTTCTCGCCGGACGTAATGACGCCAATACGCTCAAGCCACGGGGCTGTTTCCGCTATGGCCTCCGACTCGGCAGGACGGACTGCAAGGCCCGGTTCGCCCATGCGGACCATACCCGTAACCATCTGCTGATCGCCTACGCCGTTGGCTTGAGCGTACCCCTTCGTGACCAGCGTAAACGCTTGACCTACCTGGGGAGCCGACTTCATAAAGCTGTTTTGGTTGAGCTTGCTGGCCACATCCTTATAGAGCAAGTCATGCAAGTCTGCATCTTCGGCTTGCATAATCTCGCGCGTCCGCGTGTCGTAGCTCGCCCTGAGCACGTCCAGCGCCTGCGCCGGTAATGTGGGGTTCGCCGCTTGGAAGTCCGCAAAGGGCTTGCCTGCGGCTGCGAACTCGTTGACGATGGGAGAGAACTGCGCCAGTTGGTCATTAAGCGAGACCTCGGGCACGGCTTTCGGTGCGCGTAAATCCGCAGCGCGCGCACCCAATAAGTCAATCTCTGCCGCAGTCTTAGCTATACCTAAGTTGTCTGCCTCCCGGCTTCTGTTGCCTGCCGCTAACGAAGAGAGCACATTGAGCGGGGGCGCTGTCTCTGATATGGGCCTAAAGGTGGTCTTGGGTGCCGCATTGGTAAACAGCGATTCTTCCGTAACGGGCACGCGAGACTCAGGCGTTACCCCACTACGGCCCAACGACTGAAACAGATTGGACTGTAGCGCCTCTTGCCGCTGCCTCCCAGCTAAGTCTCGCGCCTCCACCTGACTCTGCACGTTCTGCTCCATCAGATCGTCCATGCGCGCCTGCCGTTGCCGCTGCTGGCTCTGGTCTTGTAACCCTGCGATAACCGGCAGGGCTTGCCCTATGGTCGATAAGAACCGAGTCGCACCCCCTGCCTGCGGCGTAACTGGCGAGGGCGTAGCGCGACCGCCAAAGCTATTGATTAGGTTAGCCATGGCCACGTTTTCGTCTTGCTTGCGCTGGGCCTTCTTCTGGTCCCGTCCGGCCAAGTAGGAGGCTCCTACATTGGCAGCCAGTGCCCCAAACCCTAATGGCGTGGGACTCAATAAGGCACTCAATATGCCCGGTGTATTTTGTAATAGTGTGCGCTCGTTTGGCATTAGCTAATCCCTTCGGCGTTGCCTTCTAAGATCCGCAGTAGTGATAAAGTCCCCTGTAGGCGCGTCCGCTCGGCTGGATCTAAGGCCGGGTTGTTCAACTCTACCCGTATGCGCTCAATCATGCCGGCGATACCGTCAGGCGTGGTAATCTCCCCACCGAAAATATCATTATCGGGGATACGGTTAACGATGTCCGTCTCCTCGTCATCAGACAGGCGGGGAGCCTTGGGGTCACGTATCACCTCGTCATCAAACTCAAAGCGTAGGATTCCATCGTCCCCTACTCTGGTCGTCTCGGGCGAGAATCCCGACATCTCCTGCTGCGTTGGGGGATTGTTTAATAGCGTCCCCAAGGTTCCCTGCTGCAAAAGTTCAATCTGGGCCGGTGTAAGCGTGCCTGTCCGCGATACGTTTTGACTCTCTATAGGATCAAAGCCCGATGCTCGCTGTACCTCTTGGCCCATCTCAGGCGAGAACCCCGTGGCTGTCTGGACGTTGGTATTATCTACCTGATGCGTAAATCCCGGCGTTGGCCCCTGAAAGCCCAGCGCCACCGCCAAGGCACTCTCTGCCTCCTCCCTGCTGATAAAGCCTGCCTCGGCTGCACTGAGGAGCTGCGCTATCCGACTATCGCCAAAGGTGCGGTCTTGCGCTTCGCCTGCGCGCGTGTCTTGGTTGGTCGCTAATAGGCGCTGTAGATCGCTCGTTGATAGGTTGTCCTCAAAGCCTCGGCCTGTGAGCGTCTGCCTCGGTGCCCTATTGGCACCCTGCTGCACCTCACCAAACAGGTCTGACTCCAAGGCTTGGCCGGCGCGGGTATCGGCATTACGTGCCAACCCTTCGCCAAACTGATTCTGCCGTACGCCTTCCTCGAATACCTCGCGCTGTGTTGGACTGGTCGCCGTTAGGTTCCGCGCCAATACCCGGTCTGCTACGTTCTGCTGTAGGTTGGCCGCGTCAAACTGCAAGCCAGCCTGCGCCATGCGAGCCGGCAAGGTCGCCGCGCCGCGTAGGTTGCCGGTCATCTGCGCCTCGTTCAGATCCAAGGCATTGCGAGTGTTGGACAAGCCTGCCGCGTCAGAGATAGCCGCGCGCTGTAGGTCTTGCTCGGCCAATCCTAAGTTGTCACGGCGAGACTGGAAGCCCAACGCTTGCGCCAGTGCGTTGTCTTGCATCTGGAAACCCAACGCATCTACGTCTAAATCAGCCAATCGTTGCCGCTCTCTTAGGTCCAACATGGCTTCTATGTTATCGCCCCCGCGCAACACGCCAAAGCGGTTGAGCTCGGCAATGTCCTGTGCGCGGTTCTCGTCAAAGGCGGCGGCGTTGCGCTCGCGTAGCTGCTGCAAGACGGGGTTGTCGCCGCCGCGTAGTCGCTCTAATACGACCCGCTCCGAGCTATCCGTCAATGCGCTATTGGGGTCGATAAAGCGACCACCCGTCAGGCGGTCCAAAGCCCGCTGCTCGGTGGCCTGCTCTAAGGCAGATAGGGTCCGAGCGGGGACAGAAGATGCCGTGATGTCGGGGAGGGATAGCCCTGTCACCGCTTCCTGCCCCGCTCGGTCCGCTTGATTAATCATCTCTAAAACGCTGGCTAATTGGTTGCCGCGCAGTTGATCGTTGCTCGGCAGGTCCATGCCGGCCAAGTCCCCCACTAATCCCGTGATCGCGGTATTGATGCCGCTGGACCTGTTCGCATTAGGTCCGGTGATCTCGGTAGCTTGTAGCGGTATACCCTCGGTAAAGCTCGCGCCGTTGTTGACCAATGAGGCGGTGGGGTCTTGTGTGTTAATAGCATTGGTCCCACCCGCTTGTATATTCGCCGCCGCCTGCTGTTGTGCCAACTGCGACTGCTCGCGGTTAGATATAGCTTGCCGAAACTTAGCGGCAAACTCATCCCGTATGCGTGGATCCGTCCCGAATCCGAGATTAGAGATAAATAGGTCCACATTGGTACTATCACCCGGGGTCGTGCTGGCCTGCATGGAGTCTAATATCTGCTGGGCGCGCGCGCGTTGCTGTGCCGCGACACCGGGGTCTAAGTCTGGCAATACCGGCGCAATGGGTTGGGGCGTAGCGGTAGTCACTGGCGCAGCGGTCTGTGCGTCTTGTCCCGCGTTGCGGTTGCGGAAGGCGTCAAAGTCTCCTTGACTCATACCGGGGTTTATCGGCGGGGGTGGAGGCGGCGTGCCATCACTCCCGCTAAACGACTGCCCCTGCTGGTTGATCCGCGCCACGGCGTTCTGGTTGGGATTATTCAAGACATCGGTCAAACCCACCTGATTGCCCGTAGCGGCGGCATCTGCCGCTTTAAAGAAGTCAGACAAGCCCCCTTGGTTGAAGGCTTGCTGCGTCTGCCCCTTGAAGTTATTGGGGTCTAAGTTGACTTGGCCGCCTGCCTGCGCAAAGGCTTGCTGTGCTTGGGCTGCATTGCCGCCATCGGCCGCCGCAAAAAAGGCGTCAAACGCGGACGGTTTCTTTATAGCCATATTAGGTCACTCCTGCGCGGGGCTTGCGCCGCCTGCCGATAACTTTAAACTGCAAATGGGTCCGACGGATACGATAGGTCTCATCTGCCGAATTGTTGGTAAACTTCAAGCTACTGTGCGGGTCATAGCCTCGTAGGTCGTTATCCTTCGATACCATGCGCACCGTCCCGAGCTTGTCTACGTCCAACTCAAACGTGTCTAACTGGCCGCCGCCGCCGGTGGTCGAAAGGGTGCCCGAGTTGACGCCTACGCCTTGAGACTCTTGGTTGAGCACTACGGTATAGTCTCCCAGCGCGTCGTAGTAGGTCTTAGCATACAGCCAGCGCAGATCCACGTCCGACCCCAAGGGCGCTGGTGCAGCGGTCTCGAAATACGAGGTATACGCCGACCCCTCTTGGTTGAACGTATTGACTGGGGCATGATCTAACAGCTTGCCGGCAAATCCTCCCGCGTGGGGCTTGTTGGCAATGATCGCGGCACAATTGCGCTCAAAGGCACTGGTATCACCAGTAAATGGCCCATACCATGCAAAGCGCGCCTCGCCGGTCGCGGGGTCTTGATACCTGAACTTAGTGGACATAATCATAATGTGGTTCATGTTCTGCTGGCCGACGCCATACGGCAGCCAAAACCACACCTCATTCTCTTGTGCGTAAAACACTGCAAAGCTCTGGCCCAAGCGGGACATATTGACCGTGTCCCAGTAGCCCAAGTCCAGCGCATGGGAAACCTTCTCGATACGGTCCCCCCCAGCCCACATATAGATACCATCGTCTTGCGGGAACAATTGCGCGTTGCCCGGTATCGTCACCACGGCACGCCCTGAGATAGAGCCGCCGGTCTGCGGGTTGCGTGGGTCGGAACTCGTTCGTTGCTGTACCTGATACGGCACTACTGCATTTCCCGTAGATATGGCGATAGAGATAAAATCCTCGGTGTGGAGCGCTAAGACGTTCTGGTTCTCTTGCAGCGCACCAATCGGTGAGCCTAAGTTGTTAAAGTCGGTCGCGTCCCAGGTCTCTATATCGCCAATATTGCTATACCAATACCGATCATAGTTGGTATCGACATTGCCCATCCATAAGCGATTATCGAAAAAGGCCACATGCTCGGCGGTAGTAAAGCGGGAATCTACGTCTAAGACCGTAGCATTACCGGTCCCAGACCACTTAAATGGGGCATCGACGCCATTAGTAAAGACCACATTATCATAGGCCACGACCCACTCAAAGGTATTGTCATCGCCTGCGGTGATCGTCACGGCGCCCGTCCGGTCTACCCATCCACTGCTATACTCGTAGAACACCGCACCCGCTATGGCAAAAACCTTTTTAGACCCGCCCGGTATCTGGAACTCTCCCGCGGCCGTAAAGGTAGGCGTGCCCGCGATAGCCGCTAACGACTGATATGAGGCCGTACCTAATGCTTTCTCTACGGCCGCCGCCGCGGTCAAGCGCGCGTTCTCCATCTGCCGTAAGCCATTGGGCGCTATATCCTCGGGGGGCAAGTCGTAGCGCACCCCCTGCGGCCAAGGGCCATACTTGATGGTCTCGGCTTGTATGGCCATTAGTTACTCCACGTAAAGACGATACCCGTGCCATCGGTCCGCACCAGTACGCGGTCCTCGGGCTCGCTGCGGTAGCGCCTATTGCCCTGCATCGCAAGGTTTTGCTTTTTCATTACGCTAATCTGCGCGTTGAAATTTTCCGTTTCCTGTGCCGCTAAATCGCCGTCGCCCTTCTCTTGTGCAAAGAGTCTCGAGGCCCAATAGACCAAGGCTTGCTCGGCTACCTGCGGATACCCTAAGACCAAGAGTGAGGTCGCGTCATTGGCGTTGGTCCACTCGGTCGCCGCTATACGATACCGCACCCGTATAGTCGAATTAGTTGCCGAGGGCTTGGGGTAGACCTCAATCGTAGGATAGCCGGTAGTATCATCCATGCCGCCTACGTACGCGCGCCGTATGTCGCCCGTCTCGTCGCGGTCCAGGTCCGATAGGTCCAGCGTGTCCGGTCCTACGATCTCTATAGCGTTCTGGTTAGTCTCATCGACAAAGGACCACCAAGAGGTGATATTGCTGGATACGGGGGTATAGATGCGGGTAATAGTCATGCTGTCATACTGCGCCGTCGCGCTACTCGTGCCACCCGTGACGGTCTCGCCTACGGTAAAGTCAGCCGAGGGGGTGTAAATATAGAGTAGCGCGTTGGTCGCATCGTAGCTGTCTACGATAGCCGTTGACCCCGAAGTGCCACCCGTGATCGTCTCGCCTGCGGTAAACGTGCCGGCTGCCGACGAGATACCAAAGGTCTGCGTGGTCTTAAAGGTCGTGGTCTGATCCAGCCACCACCACCGCGCCGCATTGTGGAGTACCGGCTGGGCATGGTTCATATACTGGCGCGCCCGATTGACAAAGCTGGACTCCGAAGAGTCTAAGCCTACGCGATCTAAGACCAGGGTCAATGCTTGGGTCAACGTGCTCATAAGTCGCCCTTAGATAAGGTTTGCCCAAGCGCCATTCTCATAGCCTTGGAACTTGTTTAGCGTGCTGTTGTAAATGATCCAGCCGTTTGCAGCCGTGAGCGCGTCGCGTTGGGTCGTGGTCATAGACCCCACCTTGAGCACCTGCCCAATCTCCAAGACATCAAATTGGGCATAGGTGCCAAAGGTGGTCGCGGCTTTAACCTGTCCCGCCGCTACGGGGTCTTGACGAAACTCACTCATTAGCTATCATCGGGGGCACCACCCGCCATCTCTACACCTGCAGAAAAAGCGCCTGCGGCAATGTCGTGGCGCACGTTAGAGGACATATGTAATCCACGGCGTCGGACATCCAGAAAGTGCTTGTATTCCTCGGTGAGCACCTTGCGGCCCTTGTGGTCGAGCTTGGCCCTACTGGCATTATTGGTCGGCTCGTTAGTCTCGTGGTCAAAATACATATTGCCCCATGACCCCATCAACTGCATAAAGCCAGGTCCCATGTTAACCTCTTGGCCACCCGGGACATCCAAGGCGCGCTCCCGCGTGTAATGGCGCACGTAGTCATAGGGGTCCGCATTGCCGGCCTGCCCCGCTTGGAGGCGTAATAGGTCGCGTATCTCGTTGTCCTTGGTAAACTCCGCGAAGATCTCACGCGCCGCCTCGGGGTTGCTCTCCATCTCGGCCTTGAGTGCTTCGAGCATCCCACTGCCTACTCCGGGGGATGCTGGTGCCTTGGGTACGATCGGAGCCGTAACAAGGGGCGTCAACTCTTCCTCATCTAAGCCGGGCAACTCTTTGGCGCGCGCGTTGGCCTCTTCGATCAAGCGCATAGCCTCGGGGTCTGCCTCGCCCTTCTTAGCATGGGTCGGTTGTCCCATCGCGTCAAACTCGCCTACGGTATCTTCTTGTTTTTTGCTCATGGTATCCTATCCCTCTTTTAGTAAAGGTGGGGCGTGCTTAGATTGGGCACGCCCCACCGACTTGTTATACGTCCTGCACGTACGGGTAACTGATACCGACAAGCGCGAGGCCCGTAGACGGCGTATCAATAGCCGAAACAGAAATCGCACTGTGGACCAAGTCGCCCGCGACAACGGCGTCATCCAAACTGCCCGCCGTAGCGGTAAGGTAGCACGCCTTAGCATCGGCGAAACTGGCCAACACTTTAACCGGCACAGCCTGCGCCTTGATGCAATACCACCCGTAGGACGTAGCGGCGGTATTAGCCGACATTGCCACGCCGATTTGTCCCAGCGCATTAGCCGAAGCAAGCGCCGTGGTATGGCCCACGCCGTCGATAACGACTACGCTACCTACGGCCGTACTCGCCACGCCCTTAGCGTAGACAAATTCAGCCTCGCCGTAGTTCGTGGACGTGTCCTTGTCCTGCGCCTTCAAGACGGTGCCGAGCGGCATATACTGCGTAGTGCTCGACTCGTCTACCTGCTGCTGCGAGGTGTTAGCCCCGACGAATTTCCAATCTGCCATTGTTCAGACCTTTCTTAGATACCCGTGATCGCGGTAGCAACACCACCACGCCGACGGTTAGAAGTGGTGAGCTGCACACCGGCTACAACGTACCCAATCTGGCCTAACTGGCCACTCGACTGCGTGGACTCAAAGCCCGTGAAACGGAAGTTGGCCCGACGCATCACGCGCAACTTGAGGTTGCGGTCGTCGTAGAAATAGGCGTGCAATGCGGCGATGTCCTCGTCGGGCACCATGCGCGCACCCATGTAGCCGGGGAACTCTTCGCCCTTCAAGCCTTGGATATTCGATCCTTTTAGCTCGACATAGCCCTGGCTCGCCAAAGAGACGCGATAGGCGCCGGCGATAGAGTAGGTCGTAGCAATCGTGGAGACGCGGCCGCCCTGCTTGCGGACTTTATCCATGACGCTGTTAAAGCGCGTGATACCGTCGAAGAGGTTGGTAACGGTGGAGGTGGTAAACGTGGTGGCGGTCGTGTCGCGCTGCGACTCCCAGAACGTGCTCGCGCTGGAATCAATACCGCCTACGGTAGCGCCTGCGGCATCGGCCATGATGTTCTGATAGCCGAGCATGGTTTTGCCAGCCTGTGCGCCGCCGATGTCCTCGTTGATCGCCTTGAGGATGGAGTCCATTGCCGTGTCGCGCATACCCTGCAACAGATCAAAGACTTCCTCTTCGCCCGAGTTTTCCCACTCGGTCGTGTCGTCCAACGCAGCGGCTGCCGCGTAGTACCGACGGTTGTAAAACGCGGCTTCATAGGGGTCGGCCGGCGTCTTGTTTAGCGAGTCCCACCCGCTAAACGCTTCGGCGGTCTGCCCTGAACTGCGCAAGTTGACCTTGATGCGCTTGCCGCCGCCATCGACCATTTGCAGGCCGCGCGTGCGGTGGTGGTCAACCAGGTTGTACGGCTCGAAGAAGTTATCGAAAACCTCGGGGCCGTCTGCATCCATCGTCGCGGTCCAGCGACTGTTCCATACTTCGCTTGTGGTCTGTGCCATCGTGAGTCTATCCTTATATTATGGGACAGGCCCGCGATCTATCAACAGCTACAGCGTATCGGCAATCCGCGCTAAAGAGTTCGCTTTGCTACCCTTAATGCGCTCAGGGACGCTGCCCGTAGCACCTCGACGTGCGGCTCGGTTCTTAGCTACCGTCTTTCGCTCAGTAGCCTGCGTGCGCGCCTCGGCGTGCTGCTTGGCGGTCTGACCTGTGACCAGTCCCACCAAATCGGACACGGTATAAGGAGCTTGCGTCATGGGGTTTATTTGCCCCAACAAGCCCTCTACCGCTGCTAACTGCCCCTTGTTCGCCTCCACTACATCGGCACCCCAATCCTCTTTCGCCTTGTCAACCTGACCCTGCAACGCTTTAAACTGCTCATTGCGCTGCGCCTCCGAGAGTTGAGATACCTGGCTATTGATCTTCTCCAAGTTGCCCAAGCCGTATTTCTCGGCTATCTGGTTCTCAAACTGCTCAAAGGCCCCAGCCAAATACTCTAAGCCAGCCGCCGACTCATTGAGAGCCCGCGCCTGCTGGGCGTCGGTTGCTTGGTTCGCCTGCTGCCGCAACTGCGCTGCACTGCTCCGTGCGGTCGTAGGCGAGAACGTATCTTGTTGGGATGCGGCCTGCGGTACATTCCCCTGTGCCAGACTCTGCAAATGCTGCATCTTCTGCTGCTCAAAGGCTTGTACTTGGGCCTGATGCTCTTGCTGCCGCTGCTGAAAATAGCGGTCTGCCTCGGCCCGCGCTTGTCGTATATGATCTTGCGCGGGATCGGTGGTTGTAGCACCCTTGTCGGGTGCCGCTGGAGCGGTGTCGGTAGGGGTAGCATCCGTGTCCGTAGAGTCCTCGTCTTCACGGTCGCCCAATAGACCCAAGCCCATCTCAGGTATTTCTCGAGTGGTGCCTGCATCCGGTGCGGTCGCTTCGCTCGTGGTTTCCTCTGATACGGCGTCGATTGCGCCTGCGCCCATCTCACTCATACTAAACGTCTCCCTCGTTTGTGTTATTCGTCATCTGCTTCACCCTCAAAGGAGAAGCCCGACGATAGGTCTTTACCTATATCTATTTCGTCTAATCTAATCACTTCGGTCTGTTTCCGCTTCTTTTTTTCTTCCACGTCGCGGTTTCTCGCGTCCCATGCTTCGGCTTCGGCCCTCCCCTTGCTCATTACGTCATCGGCCGGCACCAACCCCATCTCTTTCCAGACCTTGTCCCGGTGGACGGCGTTCTCATACTCTACGCCTGTCTGCGGGTCGATACCCTTCTTTACGCTGCCGGTGCTCATGCGCGCATTGAATGGGCCAAAGTTGCCAAACGATATTTCGCTTTCTGCGCCACACTCTGGACATTGGCGCGTCTTATCGGCCCCGCCGTCACTGTTGGTATAGTATACGTCCGGCTCTATATGGCCCTTAGTGCAAATATAATCAATGATCGGCATAGCTTCAATCCCCCTTTTACCGTCTAAATACTTCTCTCAGGTACTCCCACCGTGTCATAGTGGGTTTATGTGCTACGCTCCGCTCTACGTCATGCAGCCGAGAGGCAAACCGCGTGACCTGCTCTTGTATGCCCCTGTGGCGCTCCAATAGCTGATTGACTAAGGCGCGCGTCTCGTTTATTCGCCGGTCCAGTTCGTTCCACTCGCCAGCCATTATAGCTCCTGATACGTTAGAGCGGCTTGCACTTCTGCTGCCGCACCAAACGGCATGACGGCCAGGATAAACTCTTCGGGTGTCCCGTCAATCTGGCTGCCCAAATAGAGGGTCAGGTTTAACAGACCGCCGCCCGTACCGCGCGCATTGCTGCCCACCCCCGAAGCAATCACATACCCCGCGTCTACTAAAACGTCCCAACTATTGTCCGTAATGACATTAGCCGTAGCGCCATAGGCCACTTCCACCGCGCTATTCGGAACACTTGCATAGGTAAAGGTGCCGGCAATGGTCGGATTGACCAGCAGCATCCACTGGATATTATCGGCGGTCTCTATTAGGAATGAGTTACCTATGGGCTGCACCTGCGCATCCAAGTGCGTGCTTTTTAAGCGAATACCTATCGCGGCATAGATCGTATCGGCTACATTAGCGACAATGCCCGTAGGGCTATTCTCGACCGCATGTATAATGCCGTTAGCTTGCAAGCCACCATTAGACACAATCGAGCTACAAATATGCTGCATGTCGGCGGTCGCGTCCGTAGAGCGCAGTTCATAGCGCACCGGCAGGTTCGGCGTAGAGATATAGACCGAGGTCTGCCCTGCAACATTGGAATGGTGCGTTTCGTGGACTACGTGCAGCGTCCCATCAATAAAGAACCCATAGCGCACCGTGCCTACGCCAAGCCACTCGTAATCCAAGTAGAAGATCTGCACTAAGGTCGGGTCGAGCGTGTAGCCTGACGGGTTGGTCTCGCCATTGCTCCCGTCGAGCTTGTCCACGTTCCAGTCGGATTGCGCTACCCGGGTATCGACGGTGGCCTTGCGCTCAACGACATAGATAACGCCCGCGTCATACTCGAAAAAGAGCCCGTCCGTTTCGGTAAACGATCCAACCCGGGCCTTGACGCCGCTGCCGCCAGCCGCCGCGACTAATTGCGTGGTATAGTAGCACTCTTGTGCCTTGCCCGGTTGGTAGTTCCAGTGCGTCTTGGTCTGCCGTATAATAACGTCATCGGTCTCTACGTGCATCGTCACCAACGCATTGGCTGTGCTGTGCGTGCTCGTAGCATTGCCCGAGGTGTTGGTGATCTGCTCATCCCAAAACAGCGGCATCTTATCGTGCAAAAGTTTGGAGTCAAAGATGGTCTGCGGCTCGGCTACCGTCAGGCGGCCAAACGCATCGCTACCGATAGGCTTGACCAAGGGCGTCTGCTTGATGTTGTTAAATTTGCCCATTAGTTTTCATCCTGCATTGATGCTATGCCAACACCGCCCGCAATCGGTGCCGCTGCGTGTAGTAGGCCGCCACCTGGAGCAAATGCACCATCGTTGCCTATAGCCGATTTAGCCTGATCGCCCGATAAGGTCACGTAAAGATCACCCTCGTCAGATGTATTTCGTATAATCACACCATCAAACTTACCACTTCTAATCGCATCCCTAAAGGGGGCACCCTCGCGTCCAAATTGAACCGTCCCTGCTGGCTTTCCCTTTGCATCTATAACAAAAGGCTTTTCTATTCGTAAGAAAACAGGGAATACGGGCGCGCTCGATTCTGCGTTGCCTCCACTAAGGTGGCGCGCAAAATGGTCCGCAACTTTTGGCTCAGAAGAAAAGAAGCCCCCAATATTTACGCCGGGTTCGCCTGAATTAAATGCTGGGAACTCGCTTTGGCGCTGTATCTCATTGATTGGCTCACCTGTATCAATATTCAAATTATTCATACCCTTAAAAACGACCTGCGGCGAACCATCCTCATTTAAAACCTTGCTATTGCCGAAAAATGATTTGAACTCAGGGGTTTTCACTTGAGGACTACGGCTTAACGCTTGCCCCTCCAACGCGCCGGGATTCTCTACCCCCTCGGCCAGTTCAGCCAATCGGGCCTGCCGTGGCGTTGCTGCCTTATTTGTGGCCGCGCCTATAACGCCCAAGTCAACTATCTCGGAGGCGTAATTGCCTTTGCTGTCTACCGTGACAATGCCGTCGAATCCATCGCTCAGTAGAGCCTTAGATAGTTCTACGCCCGTTTTGCCGCCATACGCTTCGGATAGGGCGCGCTTCCATGCTCTCGTATCGACATGCTCAACGACCAAAGGCTTGTTAAATGTTATTTCCCCTGCCTCCATATTGGGCGGCAAGTCAAAACGCTGCTCCCTCTGCTGCATGAATCGACCGGCGGGCTCTATGTCTTGGCCAAACCGACTGCCCATATCTGGGGCCTTCTCTGTATTGCGTATAAATTCAAATGATACGGGCTTGCCGGTTTCAAAGTCTATGCCTCCGCTTGTCCTGATCTTTGCAGTGGGCACGCCGCTTAATTGTGTTGCCGCCTTGAGCCCCTTGCTCACCTTGGCTATATCGGCCAATAGCGGCAACGCACCCGCCAGCATACCCGCCGGCACAAAGTCCGTCGCACTCGCTACACCGCCGATACCGCGCTGCTCTACGCCCTGCTGCATGGATTTAAGGACCGCATTGCCCAGCGCACCCGCAGACGATAGCATCTCGCTCGGGGGTTGGCTTACAAAGTTGCTCACGCCTTGACTGATCGCCGGCAACGCCTGCCGCACGCTACGCCCTGCCGCTTCGCCTGATCGGATCGGATCGGCTAAGACGCCTGCAAGGGATGCCACCATACCCGCATCGTCTGCCGTGCTGTCTACAATGCCCGTATGGCTCTTGAGCAAGATACCCTCTAAGGCGCGCTGCAGGGCCGACTTCTCGCCCGGTCCTGTGCCCGTATTACTAAACGCTGGGGTTATGTCGCCTCTCAGGTTCATCGTGCCGCATCCATTTGTGCTACCTCACTGATACCTTGTGCATCGGATCGCACCTGGCTTATGAGGCTGTCTTGGTTGGTATTGATATTCGGGCGGCCCGTAGGTGATTGGCTTTGCTCTTGCTGCTCCGCTTGCGCGTGGGCCTGCATGTGGGCTTGCATCTTCTGGTCTACTGCCTGCACCATCTGCCCAGCGGACGGGTCCAAGCCCGACTGTGCGCGCTGGCGTAGGTTGATATAGAAGGGGTCCTGCTGATACGCTTGGTGTATGCCGATATGCGCTTGGTGGTCCTGCTCGGGCAACACGTCGATATTCTGGCCCGTAAAGACCAACTGGTGCTCCAACTGTGCCGCACGCTGGGCCTCGGGGTTGGAATCGTCGGCCATGACCTTGTCCACGTCCTCGATACCATTGGCTTGTGCCGCCAGCTTGTCGATCTCTTTTTGGTCGAAGTTGGGCCGCTGGCTTGCATAGGCCACAAACTGCATAGTCCGGTCACGCTCCAACTCGGCATAGAGCGGCTGGGTCGATCCCACGCGGGTCTCCACCTGGAAGTTCCAAAGGAAGTCCGCAGCCTTGAGCACGCGCAAGACCTTCTCCGATCCAGACGGCGAGACGTTAATCGCAAAGTTGGCCGGCTCATAGCGGGGATCACCCATAATCTGCATCATGTTGCGCATACAGGTCTCATAGAACGCCGAAACAGACGCCTCCATCCAGTTGCCATTGATCTGCGCTACACTTGCGACTATAGCCGCCTCGGTCGCGCTATCTGCCTCTCCGGCCTGCGGGGGCGACAACGCCGCTATCTCCTGCTCTTGCTGACGGAGCAGGTTGTAGTAGTTATACACGTCCGGCGGCACGCTGCCCTGATCCAGCACCCTGATAGCATTGGGGTCCAGCATCTTTAACAGTTCGCCGTCGCTGCCCGTCTTGTATATCTCCCCTAATTCGGGGTTGTTTTCCAGTTCACTCTCAGCAATAGATGCCATGCGCGAGGTCCGCTTGAGTAGGTCCGACGCGCGCGTGATCTGCTCGACGATACCGTCCTGTATGTCCTCCAAGTATCGCAAGTGCGCATTGGGAATAAAGGAGCTATGGTGTAGGTCAAAGCGCAGGAAGATAAACGGAAAGCCCTGCTCTACCAACCAACCCGGTGCCGGCGAAGGGTTATCTACGTCCAACACGGGGTCGCCTAACTCGCCTGTGACCTCATCCACCTCATAGACCGGCGTGCCCTGTGCGTCCAAGACCTGCGGAAAACTCTGCTTCTTAAAGGGGTGCTCAATGTCCATTATCGGCTGCTCGACGCCCTTAGCAAACATGACCAATCGCCCGTCCATGCGCATATGCCAGCGCTCGCACAACACGAAGTCGCCATTAAGCAGCGACTCCCGCTTGGCGCGCGCGTCCTCCGACTCTTGCGTCTCGGTCGAGCCGTTGATCTCGCCGCGTCCCAACTCCTGCGGGCTCGCATCGCTGCCCGTGGCACGTATGTCCTTCTTGTGCTGTATCTCGGGGTCTTTAAGCAGCATCTCGCGGGGTATCCACATCTTCTCGCGGATATAGCGCTTGTCGCCCATCCGGTGCGGACTGCCAACGGGGTCGATGTGCACAAAGCCGGGGGCCATGCGCGTGATCTGCGCCACGTCCTCGGCCATATCGTCGTTGGTCGTATAGGGAGGGATAATCTCGTCGCCGGCTGGGTTGAAGTCTACTCTGGCCACGCCATACCCGGTAAAGAGCGCATCAAATACGCACTGGTGAGCGTGCGACTTCATAGAGGTGATCCGCATTAACGCCTGCGCTGTGGCGTCCAGCGTATCCTCTACGTTAAGCTCTTTGGGTGCCTCGTCTACGGAGAAGGCCATTTTGGGGTAGTTCAGCGCTACGGTCCCGAGCACCTGCCGCACAATGGGATAGAACCGGCATATCTTGACCACATCGACGGGATCAATGTCGCGGATCCGCTTGTCAAACTTCAGGTCGTAGATACGGTGCAACTCTTCCCACTTCTTTTGCAGGTCCGCGTAGTAGCGGTCCAGCATGGCCCCCTCAGTTTTAAACCATTGTAGTTGTTTAGCGCTCGCCATTATGTCGCCCTATTCGCCGTAGCGTTTACGTTTACTGCCATCGTTTACCAACTTTTCCAATAGCGCCTCGCCGTCGCTCTTTTTTGCTTCGACGCGTATGAGCTTCTTATATAATTTATCTAACATGAGCCCAAAAAGCGAGAGAACATCCACCTGGTCGTCATTCTTGCCCACAGGAAACCGCAAGAGTTCCGCTACTAAGTCCGCGGTAAAGGGGGCGTCTTGCGGAAAGTAGACCTTGCTCATAGCCATGCGAGCGCGGATAGATTGTGCGCGGGTGGCCTTATCTTTCGTCGGGGTGATCTGCTCCCGATTGAAGTAGACGCCCCGCTCGCGCATACGCTTCTCTATGAACGGGCCAAGACTCTTGTTGATCTGCCCGGCTTCTTCCAGCCAGAGGCGAGGCTTCCACACATTCGCCAGGTCTAAGACCTTCTCTATCCATACAGAGCTATCCGTGCGCTCTCTCCACCAATCCACGATATATAGGTTGTCATCTGAGTCTACAGCCGCTATACCATGCACCGTATAATCCCCCCCATTAGCGGTCACGGCATAGTCTGAAGCGGCCCAGAACGTACATTTCTTCGGCAACGCGGTATAATACTGCACCCAATCATGCTTGAAATATGCGGTATCATCGGGTATGGGGTCAAGCAGCATTTGGCAGGCGAAGTTATAGGGCGACATAGCGCGCCGCTTGTCGGCCAACGCTTCGTAGGGCATGAGAACAGGCCGGCCATTCGCCTCTCCGTCATAGGTAGCCGCATGAATTCGGGGTGTGAGTATGTCGCGCTCTAATATGGTGCCGTAGGTGTCTGTGTCGGCGTAGCGCGTACCGATATAGCGCTGGAACCCTCCATTGGTGCCCAGGTTAAGCGATACTTCCCATCGGTCCGTGGTTTTCTTCGCCATCTCTGGCGTAGTGACAGACTCCAAAGTCACAACATCGTCATAGATCAAGCCCCAGAAGTGCTTTGAGGTCGGCTGGCCGTCAACCAATCCCCACGCCTCAACCGTGCTCTCTTTCGGGTTGCTCTTGCGCTTGACTACTATACCGTCATCCTCGGACCACTTGGGAGACTCTTTGCGCGGGTTGTCCCATAGTATGTCAGGAAACCACGCCTTTAATAGCTCATTGCTCTCAAACTCGTATTTGATTTGCCGTAAGAAACCTTTAGCAATAGGGCGGGTATGGCTGAATATGCCAAAGGTCGGCTCTACGCCATTCCATTCGGGCAGGGGATCGTCGCCGTGGGATGCGAGGATATTCTGTATAGTGAGGCCAAAGGTGATAATGGTGCTTTTGTAGTGCTCGCGCGCCCATAGGTCAAGATACCCGTCTGGGCATAGCTGGACCTCTCTGCACCGAGCCAACAGCCACGGGTGCTCCATATCCGAGCGACCCATAGCATACCGAAGGAGAAAGTATAAATCAGTCCTGCAATACGTTCTGCAATCGCGTTCCGCTTCCGGTGGGGAAGAGTTTTTCAAGTCGGTCACGAGCGTCTGATACTGTTCTATGCTCGTGAGATACTTTAGCATCGATAGAGACGTTTGCATTGACCTCCTTGTCCTTCGCGTAGAGCCCCATGTACTTCATTAGCTTGTCGAGCGCCGCCTGCTTGTCGTATAGCTCAAACTCGGTCTTGAGGATAGGCATTTGCTCGTTGGCGTCGCCTACAAACTGCACCTCTTGCTTGATCTTTTTGACTGCGCGCATACCATCCGGCCCCATCTGCCTAAAGTCCATTCGGACGTTGCCGTCCTCGTCGATCGTGTTATACTGGCCCATATCGGCAAAGGCCAACAGTGCCAGCTCACGCAACACAGCACCGGCGGTGATCTCGGCCCTCGACGCCATCTCCAGCAGCTTTTCCCGCACTGCTTTGGCTATTTCTGGTTTTTGGAGGTTTTCCCACCCAATCTTAGCCGCAGTGTCTTCGCTGTAACCCGCTGCCAGAGCAGCCCTTGAGGCGTTGCAGTCTATGCAATACTCACTTATAAACAATGTCTGCTTATCGGTCAGCTTGGCCATCTTTACCCTGTGTCAACTTGCAATAGAAGTCGCTGACCTCTTTCAGTGTATCTTTCCCTGTATTATAGTGGACCGGGGCAGTCTCCATCAATTTGCGGAAGATGTTACCTGTGTCATCACCTACGGGCATCGGTTTCACGTGGAACTCGTCGGGGATATATCGCCGTCCACTTTTATATACCTTGGCCGTGGCGCTAAAGATCGCGTCATAGCCCTCTCGGTATTTAGCGTTGTCCTCTGGCCTGCGCTTGCTTCCCTTGCTCATTGGTTCCCCACCCATCGATCTGCGGCCGCCTTGTTGCGCCGTAACTTTTGCTCTAACGTCAACACCGCCGGCCGCTTGACGATATACGTCACCCGAGGCGTGCTCAGTCCAAACTTAGCCCCGATCTTCTTATAGCTCATGCCGGTAGCGTGTAGGTTTTGTATAGCCAAGTCTCGGATTGGGGTAGCGTGCTTGGGCATTATACACCCCCTAAGCGCTCATAGTCGCCCACGGTGATAATGTAAGCGGGGGTGTCGTTGAGGTTGGTGCGTATGCCTTTGGGTGGCGTGAAGGAGTCCTCATTGCGGGCCAGTTGGTCGTAGGCACTGGAAACGCGAGCCAATTCCGCTTTAGTGACGCTCAATAATTCGACCGCTTCCTTACGCGCGTCACTGGCCTGCTTTTCTCGCTGCTCGGCTAACGCGCGCTGGTTCCGCGCCTCATCCAGCTCATCGCTTGAATTATCCTTGGGGGCCGCCGCCAGTTTCGCTTCCAAAACCTTTATGCGGTCCTCTGCGATCTTTAGGTTCTTTTCGAGTGTGCTTTTTAGCATCAGTGCGTCCTTATGGGTTATACCGTTACGTCCTCGTCGCCCGTGTATGGGTTGGGCTGTATAAACGGCTTCACTGCTTCAAATAGCCGATTGGATAACTCTACCGGCAACTGCACTACCGCCGCATTAAATACCGCCTCGCCTCCTGTATGCCCCCTTGCGGGAATGGCACACTCAAAGGTCACTTTTGCCTCGGGGTCCGTGTAGTCTATAATCACCCGCTTAACATTCAGTCTTGCGGATATGGTAACAGGTAGAGAGTGTGCCATTGTGTCCTTATGGGCTTGGTATCATATTATACGTCACGTTACAAGGTGACGTGACAAAGAAGAAATCTGTGGGCTTTTTCGGGAGTCGCTCCCTGCAAGGGTAATCAATTTCCCCGCTACTGTAAAGGGGCATATGCCCCAATCTGCCATAGTGTACCAAAATATAGCACTATTCGTCCTTGCATGCGGTGAATATATGGTAGTTCATCTCGTCGCGTGCTTCTTCGAGCTTTTTGTCACACCGGGCCAAGTATCTCTCGCGTTCCATACGAGAGGCCTCTATTTGCGCCTCAAGTGGGGATTTGCCCCACCAATCGCGGGCTGACTTGTCAATACCCTCATAGGTGTCCTCTATCATTTATTCCCCTTTCATCTGCTCAAGTAGCGCATGGCCCACATCGGCGCGCAATTGCTCTGCCTCGGCCTCCGTTGAGTCAATGGGCAAGACATACCGGGCCGCATACCAATCGACGCCGCGCTGGGCAATAGCAAAGCCCACCAACTCGTCATCAATCGCCTGTTCCTGCGTGTATAGTATGTCCTGCATGGTCGTTGCTCTGCGTTTAGTATCTGCGTGTCCATAGTGGGTAAGATACTATACGTCTCCGCTATCGGCAAGTAGTTCCTCCCGCGCCAGGTTGTTCCACTGCTGCTTGGTCAAGGGCCATTCCATCCACAACTTGACCAGCGTCTCTCCATCATCCAGCACGACCGGCGGCAGGGTTAAGCCCTTACCTCGGGGCGTCAGTTCGCCGTCCTCGATGCCGTCCTGCACTGCGTTGACCACCTTGAGTACTAAGTCTCGCAGTTTGAGTTCCGCCTTAGTCGTTGCCAAAATCTCGCACCCTCCATTTCTCCCGCGTCTCTTCAGGTATCTTTAGCATTTTCCAAACGTATTCCAACCACTTCTCTTCGGTCCCGTAGTTGTTCTCCCACGTCTTTATGCCGGCATGTACCGCTATGCCATAGCCTCCGGTCTGGTGGTGCTTCGGGCATAGCGGTATAGCGCGATAGTCTGCGGCGCGCTGGCCTGCTCCCTCTCCTGCTCGGACGTGGTGGATCTGCGCTGGCTTCAAGCATATACAACAGCCGAGCGCGGCCACGGCGTCGAGATACTCGGGGTCAACGATCCGCTTTTTCTGGCGCTTGGGCTTTAATTGCACGCGCTCCCTCCCTTGCTGTCTCGGGTTGATACGCCAAATCTATGATAGGCCGGCAGACACAGCACGTACCCCACTGCTTACCCGGCTCGCCGACATATACCTTGCCACACCATGCGCAAATCATGCTGCCTCCCTTCGTTAGTACGACCAAACGGCTGGCCGTGGAAACCGAGTGGATATAGCAGGACTCATACAATCGAGGTGTAGGAAGCGAGACTCGAGCGGTCCCTGCTGGGAAATGCCGATCCCCGTAAAGCCCAACAACAGCGCCTCGCTCAGGACTACATACGCCTTATCCCCCGATACGGCAATGTCTACCGCCACCCCGTAAGTATGAGTGCCGCGAGCCGCCTTGGCAGCTTCTACCGAGTGATCGGGTGATCTATACCCACTCGTAACCTTCAGCGCAAACCCGCAGCCGCTTCTGAGCCGTTGCAGCTTATCCATAAACGATAGATCAATAAGACACTGGCCAGTTTCCCTGCACGCTAACTCAGCAAGGCTAAAGTTCGGCCAGCGTTCCCTATCCCACGTATCGGCGGTATATTCTTTTATCATCGTATGATCCCCTTCCGGCCCATGCCGGCGTCATGCCGAGCCTTGCGCTTCTTAAACTCGGCGCGCTGTTGAGCGTAGTCCTCCACGACCTCGGGCGCTACAAACGTCTCTGGGGGTATATCGGGTTGGATCGGCGGGTATTCTCTCGCGTCGGCCGGCAGCTCTCTGGCTCGGGCCATGGCCCGGTAGGTCGCCGCTTCTATGGTGCCTATGTCCAGCACGCCTGTCACCCAATAGTTTAGGCCCAAGCTCAATATCGCGTCTAAGGTCTTGCCGTCCTGCGCGTCCCGTATGGCTTGGAACATGCGCGCGGCTACGTCATGGCTATTCGTTTCCATTAAATATTGCCTCCACCAGAGCAATGCGTTCACCTATCCAGCACATCACCGGCACTGCCATCGAGTTGCCTATAGCCTTATACCTCGGTCCATCAGGGCAGTCCTCTGCCGCCTTCTTTCTCCACGGAATCTTCGTGTGGTCATCGGGCATCCCCTGAAGTCTCTCACACTCCCGTGGGGTCAATCGGCGCACTTGCATCTCAGGCACCGCAAGATGCGGTGCCTTGTCGCTCGCCCCATAGAATTGCGCTGAGAGTGCGCCTACCTTGTCTGTGTCTCCCTTCGCGCCTCCTTGCCCTCGCGTGTAATAGCGCGGCTCAAACGCCACGGCGTGAGGAGATGAGTCAAGCGTCGGACTCATCTCTGATTGTTCGCCCATGCTCCGCGTCTTCTCGCTGTTCTTCGGGATGAATCCGATGGCATGACCTCGATCTTGCGCGCCAAGAGGGAGCGCCGCTCCCTCGCTACTTACGGGTGTCTCTCGCGCATTTACGCAGATGAGATGTCCAGCCTGGACATCATCGTTAGCGATGCCATTATTACGCCCCTTACGTGCCGTGACTGTGCCAACTACTTCACCGCAGGGTAGGGCGACAATGCCGCCCTGCTGGCCCTTATTGCAGTTGAGTGTTCCCGCTTGCCCCTCGACCGTCTCCGCGTTGGCTTGATCGGAGCCGCGCCAGATGGTGAGCGTCTCGCTACCGCCACCTAAGTCTCCTCCGTCTCGCCGAAGGGTGCCGCACCCTTCGGCGTATTTTCCGAAGCTACTTGCTGTAAAGCCTGCGCTAACAGTGGGGGCAAGGTCTTCCCTCGCTTCTCGGCTCGGCGTAGGATGCCCCTGCAAGCTGTGGGACTCAAACAGTACCGCTGCGGCACCTCGTTGCTCGACTCCAAGATGTCCGATAAGAAAGACACGCCGGCGTCTTTGTGGAACTCCGAAGTTTTGAGCGTCCAAGACTCTCCACGCGAGATTATACCCGAGTTCTGCCATCGCCCCGACGATGCTACCAAAGTCCCGTCCTTTGCTACTTGACAGGACTCCAGGGACATTTTCCCAGACAACCCACTGGGGCGAGAGTCGGTCAGCAAGGCAGCAAAACTCAAGGGCGAGGTTGCCACGCTCATCGTCCAAGCCTCCTCGGAGTCCAGCAACGCTGAAGGATTGGCAAGGGGTTCCTCCCACAAGAACGTCAATTGCTCCAGCTCTTTGGGCTTTTTCCGCGAAGTCGGCACTCGTCATATCTCCTAAGTTGGGTACATTCGGGTATCGATGGGCTAATACAGCGGCAGGGAATTTCTCAAACTCAGCGAAGAACACAGGCTCCCAACCAAGCGGCTCCCATGCGAGGGATGCGGCCTCTACGCCAGAGCAAACGCTTCCGTATCGCATTATTGGTTGCTCCCGAAGAGTAGGACAGGCAGGATATGATACGCGAGTATAGCCACCGCCGCTACGGCCAACCATGCGATGCCCTCTACAACTTCGTCTTTACGCATTGTGCTATCCTCCGGTAATGCAGAGGACGGGTTATGGGCGTCTTGCAAAGACAATCAACTACCCTTAGTTGTTTCCCCATACTCCGCTTTGGAGTAAAACCCGTCCTCTGGCTGTATCAACTACCGTAAAGATAGTGCAATCTTTTGCCCATGTCAAGCGCAATATTAATGGTGGCCGTAGCGCGCTTCCAGCATGAAATTATTAGCATAGATCACAACCCATACCGCCAATGTTGCCTCCCAACCCACCAAAGTATATAGCCAATAGACGCCCCCTAAACCCAAGATTGCGCTTGCCCTGTTCAGCCACTTAGCCATGTCGTTCCCTCGCTTAGTTAAAGTTATGCTCAAAGTTCTGCGCCTCGATCCGCGCCTTGGCCTTGCCTATGCCTTCCAGCCCGAGTAGGTGCGAGTCGGTGGGGAAAAAGTAGCACCAGGTCTCTTTGGCCGGGATATAGTAGAATAGCGCCAGGGCTCGCTTGCCCGACGATTTGAGGTACGTCACAAGGGCTATATACTCGGAGGTAGGGCGCACGCTTTCTACGGTGAAGGTTTCCGCGCCTTGGTTGCGGCTGCGGTCGGGATTGCTGTAGTGGGTCGCTACCTCTTGCGCCTTGTCCCATAGCTTGAGTGCTACCTGCTTGTTCAACCTATACTCCTTTCAATACCAACCTTGCTCTGTATTGGGGCCGAGCTTCGGCGCTTCGGTCTATTCGTACTCTTGAGCGTACCTTGTACAGTAGTTCGGTAATGTACTTATTATATAGGTCGCGTTTTTCATTGTATAACCCAATGCCCATATCCAGATCGGGAAAGTAGATAAATAATCGAACTCACAGGTAAAATGCAGGGTGACAATAATATTGTCAGTCGGTAACGTTTATTGTCAGTTTCACCATATTAAGTGACAATAATATTGTCACTTTCGGGAAAGTAGATAACTATTTAGAGACATGCGTGTCACGCTCTTTTTATCTTTCGCTTGTATGTTGGGGGCGATTTATAGCCATCATCGCCGGGGTTGAGCATACGGATCTCTTCGGCAACAGTGGGGTAATAAACTGGATCGGGGGTGAGCGCGGGGCCAGCCTGGTGCGCAGAAACAAACTTTATATACTTGCCGCACTTGCCGCAACTGGCCTTTATGTGGGGGCCAGATTTAGTTAGAGTCGGCTCGCTCCGCTGGTTGCATCGCTTACACTTCAGTTTCTTCATAACGCACAAGATCCCCCGGCTGGCACTTGAGCACGCGGCACAGCTTGGCGATAGTGTAAGTGGTCGGTGAGCACTGGCCGGTGCGTATGCGCCTAAACTCTTGGCGCTGCATACCGGCAGCCTCGGCTAACGCGGTCTTGGACCGATACCCGGCAAGCTCTTGCAGGCGCGCCAGTTCGGGCCAATTCCATGTTAGATCGTCGCGTTTTATATTAGAAGTAGTCATACAGTAAATATATAAGCGATTCGCACAAAGGGCAATATTTTATTGGCTATCGTGCAAAATACCTCTTGACATGGGCAGAATAATGCACGATATTTAAAGCAAG